CTGGTAAAAATGATGTAGGTATTAATCATAATTATATTGCAATGACTGCTAATTGGACAGACGAAGCAGCAGTTAAAGCTTTTCAAGGTGCATTAAATAAAGATATTAATGTTACAATTGTTACCCCAGGCAAAGGAGATACTCCTTTATGGATGAGTTATGAATTAGGATCTACATTTGCTCAGTTTAAAAAATTTGCTATGGCTTCTACTCAAAGAATGTTAATGAGAGGTATGCAAGAAAGAGATATGGATTTTTTATTTGGAGCAATGCTTTTAATTGGATCAGGTATGTTAATTGATTCTTTATATCATAAAACAAGATTTAATAGAGATTATTCTAAAGTTCCTTTTGCAACTAAATTAATGAACGCTTTTGATAGATCTGGATTAGCTGGAATTTATACAGATATTAATAAAGCTATTGAAACATTATCAGACAATAGAATAGGTATTTCTCCTGCATTAGGAGTTAACAAACCATATGGATCTTCTAATAGATGGAAAGCTGGTACATTAGCAGGGCCGACAGGAGGTCAATTATATAATATATTTGATATTTTATATGACGTAGGAGGAAATAAATATAATCACCATACAGCCAAAAATGTGAGGCGACTTATACCTTTTCAAAACGTATGGTATCTCGATTGGTTGTTTGACGATTTACAAAAAGGTTTAAGATTTAAATAATGGCTATTACAATATCAGACGTTACTCCTCGAGTACAATATACTGCCACAAGTGGACAAACTGCTTTTAGTATTAATTTCGAATTTTTTGTTAATGCAGATATAAAAGTTTATAATGGATCTACATTATTAGCTTATGAAGCATCTCCATCTGATGCTACAAAATATTCGGTAACAGGTGCAGGTGTTACAGGCGGTGGATCAATAACATTAGGTAGTCCAGGTGCTACAGTAAATGACGTTATTACTATTTATAGAGATATGTCTATTGCTAGAGCTACTGATTTTCCAACATCAGGAGCATTTCAAATAGCATCATTAAATGATGAGTTAGATAAAATTATTGCAATGACTCAGCAAGTTAGTAGAGATTTAAAATACTCTCCTAGAGCTGCGTCAACAACTGCATCAACATACAATCTTACTTTTCCAGAATTAGCAGCTAACAAAATTTTAACAGTTAACTCAGGCGGAACAGCTTTAGAATTTAGTCATTCTATTACTAATGTAAATACAATAGCTGGAATAGCTAGTGACGTAACAACAGTTAGTGGTATTGCTTCTAATGTAACATCAGTTGCAAGTAATGCCTCTAATATAAATTTAGTTGCTGGATCTATTGGTTCAGTTAATGCGGTCGCAGCAGATATTACAAAAGTAGTTGCGGTAGCAAATGATTTAGCAGAAGCTGTTTCAGAAGTAGAAACTGTAGCTGATGATTTAAACGAAGCAACATCAGAAATTGATACAGTAGCAACTTCAATTACTAATGTTGATGCAGTAGGTACAAATATTGCTAATGTTAATACGTTAGCACCAATATCAGCTAACATTACAACAGTTGCAGGAATATCAGCTAATGTAACAACTGTTGCAGGAGATTCAACAAATATTGGAACTGTAGCAGGTGCAATAGCAAATGTTAATTTAGTTGGTGGCTCAATAGCTAATGTAAATTTAACAGGTGGTTCAATAGCTAACGTAAATACAGTAGCTACTAATATTTCAGGAGTTAATTCTTTTGCAGATAGATATAGAATTTCAAGTTCAGCACCATCTTCTAGTTTAGATATTGGAGATTTATACTTTGATACTACTGCTAATGAATTAAAAGTTTATAAATCAAGTGGTTGGGCGGCAGCAGGTTCTACAGTAAATGGAACTTCTCAAAGATACGAATATACAGCTACAGCAAATCAAACAACTTTTACTGGAGCAGACATTAATGGAAATACACTTGCTTATGATGCAGGTTTCGCAGATGTCTACTTAAATGGAGTTAGATTAAATGGAGCTGATATTACAATTACTTCAGGTACTTCTGTAGTATTAGCAACAGGTGCNACAGTAGGCGATAACTTATCGGNAGTTGGTTATGGAACATTTAATGTTGCAGCAGTAGATGGTTCTGCAATTAATTCAGGAACAATTGGAGAAGCAAGATTACCTGCTTCAGCTTTAGGTGCAGTTTGGGAAAGTAAATCTGCAAACTTTACAGCAGAAGCAAGAAAAAATTATTTTATAGATACTTCAAGTAATGCAGTAGATGTAACTTTACCTTCAGGCACTATAGGAGATACAATAAGATTTTTAGATGTGAGTGGAACTTTTGATACAAATGATTTAACAATTTTAAATGGTAGTAGTAAAATTCAAGGTGCTTCTGCAAATTTAGATGTCGCAACTGAACGAGCAGGTTTTGGATTAGTTTATTACAATTCAACACAAGGATGGTTATTAATAGAAAAATAATATGACAAATTATAGAGATGCAAAATACCAATTTCCAGCAAGCGCTATTACTAGCGGAGATATAGCTGAAGCAAGATTAAATAATGCTCCTGCTGAAGTTAAACCAACAGCAGCAAGTGTGTCACCTACAACTATTCCTAACACATCTTCTACTATTACAATTACAGGTACAAACTTTTCTGTAGGAGTTAGAGTAGATGCTTTAAATACAGCAACAGGAATATGGTATGCAGCTAGTACAGTTCAAAGAGATAGTGCAACTCAATTAACAGTTACTATTACATTACCAGCTAATGCTACTACTTATAGAATAAGAGTAGAAAATCCTGATGGTAATGCAGGTTTATCAGCAGCAAGTTTTTTAACTGCATCAGCAGCTCCAACGTGGACGACAAGTGCAGGTTCTATTGGAACTATTGCAGGTAATTTTTCAGGAACAGTTGCAACAGTTGCAGGATCAGGAGATAGTACATTAGCTTATTCGGAAACAACAAGTGTATTAACAAATGCTTCATTAGCTAAATGTACGTTGAATAGCTCAACAGGTGTGATAACAACTACTAGTTTTGACAACAATCACGGCACAGCAAGAACACATACGTTTACATTACGAATNACNGATNNAGAAGGNCAAACAGCNGATAGAGAGTTTACATTAACNAGTTCTTATGGCTCNACAGGAGGAGCAGGTTTCTGCTAATATAAATTATGGCTTCATCTTATATATCAAGAACACCAGGCACAGCAGGTAATAGAAAAAAATGGACTTTTAGTGGTTGGTATAAATTTAATATGTCAGCAATAGCACAGGCATATTGGGCTAATATGTTTTTATGTGGTTCTAATGGAACTAACTATATGGAAGCTGGAATAAACAATGCAGGTTTTATGGATTGGGTTCAAACGACTGGTGGTCTAAATGCAAGAAGAACTACTAATAGAAAGTTTCGTGATAGCACAGGATTTTACCATTTCGTTTTTGTTTGGGATAGCGATAATTCAACAGCGGCAGATAGAATGATATTGTATGTAAATGGTGTAAGAGAAACTTCTTTTAGTGCAACAACTGATCCATCAAGTAGTTTAGATAGTAATTGGAATTTTACTTATGGACAATTTTTAGGTTCAAGTAATGGTGGTGGACCATACTATAATGGAGTAATGAGCCACGTTCAATTTGTAGATGGTTTAGCTTTAGCTCCAACTGAGTTTGGAGAGTTCGATGCTACAGATGGTATGTGGAAAATTAAAGTAGATAGTTATGCTACACCTGGCGCACAAGGATTTCATTTAAAAATGGAAGACTCAACTAACTTAGATTTAGATAGTTCTTCTAACGCACATACATTTACAACATCAGGAACTTTAGTATCTACTAAAGATAATCCTTCTAATAATCTTGCAATATGTAATCAGTTAATGCCAACAATTGATTTTACTAACGATAGTATAGCAAATATTAGTAATACCATTTTAATGCAAACTTCAGTTTATAAAACTGCATATTCTACATTAGGTGTAGAAGCAGGAAAATGGTACGCAGAATTTAAGTTAAGAACAGATAGTGGTACAGGAAGTACATCTTTTGTTGGAGTATTAAATGGAGACAAATATCCATTCTTTGGTCAAGACCAAACTAATAGAGCTATAGCAAATAATGCTAATGGTGTAGCTTATGTAAGAAATGGTGGAATTGATTATAA